TATTGCCCATGCTCAGCAGGCTGTTTAGTGTGGCGGCTGTGGCAAATGTTTGTGCCTTGTAGAAGCTCACTGCTGCTGCCAGGTTGCTGATTAGAGTAGTGGCATTGAATGTCTGTATGGCAGTGGCCAGAGCAGACGGAAACGGTTTTAACCCTTGATTTTGCAACAGGGCCGCGGCAGCTGTCAACTGTAATGGCGTGGTAATACTGGGCATTATGCAGCTATTTTAATGTTAGGACTGCCGCCCGCACGGGGGTGGCCACATGTGTCCGAACTACCAGTGTACACAATAGCTATGCCCCCGGCTCGCACTGTGCTGGATCCGTTGGTGGTGGTTGCACTACAGTGAATTGCACAGCCTCGGCGGCCGCAGCAGGGGTGTGGGGTCACAGGATTACCGACCACAATCACATTGCGCCCGTTGGCCCGCACAGATGCAACACCAATCTGGGCAATGCCCCCGGCAGTGTTTGCATCGCCTACTCTCTGTATTGCTGGCATGTTATCCTAGTATCAATTTCTTCTCTGGCACCCGGATGCCTGTGAGTGCTTCAATATACTTCATCTTGACTGCATCGTCCGTTAGCGCATAGATCACAACGTTATCAATATTTAGCATGACTTTTTGGTCAGCATCCGCAGTAAACATGCTGGGTACTAGTCCCAGACCTTGTGGTCCTGGCGCCACACTAACTGGTGAACTGATTTCAAGCCAGTCACCATCAGCTTGTGTTAGTTTGGCAATGAGTTCTTCACCAGAGTTCAATTTAAAAGTTATTGTGCTGCCTACTAGATTTTTCATTCTGCTAATTTCTTTCTGAGTTCTGTAAATCCGCCCACAAATTCTTGATCCAAGAATATCTGTGGTAGTGTTCGAGCTGTTGGTACAGCTTCTAGTAGTTGTTCACGTGTCCAGTTCTGGCTCACGTTGCGTTCTTCATATTCAATGCCCTTGCTTTCAAGCAGTGCTTTTGCTTGAGTGCAGAAAGAGCAGGAATCTTTTGACCATACTATTGCTTTCATTTATTTTCCTTGTAGAGATGATGTGTCGTATGTTTTGGCGAAGATATCTTTCTTCACGGCACCGTAATCGCCGGCACCGTGACGAACAATATAGTCATTGCCTGTGGTGTAGTTTAGGTCGCCCCAGGAAGTGTGTAACACACCGTCATGGTCTGCCAACTTGGCTGTCTTCATGATCTTTTTGGGAGTGGCTGTACCGTCGCCATTGTCATCATAAAAAGCTGCAAACTTGATAGGGGTCACAGGATACTTTTCTCCCTTGGGTCCAGTGATGATCTTGTGGCCAACAGTGTACTTGACAGGCCCTTCTAGTGTGTCCACAGTTCCGTTGTCTGTGGTGGTTTCATAACTGATGGGTGTGGGATGTTTGAAAGTTTTAAAGCTGCCTTGCTCAAACCAAGCATCATCCACTCGTGGTGCTGTTGCTGCAATAGATTGTCTAATATCATCATTCATTTTTATAGTTCCGGTAATGCATCGTAGTCTAACTGATCACTCATGACTCCGATAACATAGTTAGTGCTTTCAGACTCTTGCAGTGCAGTTTGTTTGTTTGATGTGTTCACATGTTTGTTGAACCAGGGAATAGGTGTGCTACGAGGTGCAGGTTCTTGATATTTGATACCAATTTCCTTGAGTGCAGCCACGGCTGTGTAGTCCACAAAGTCTTTGAGAATGTTGGCGTTGAGTCCAATCACAGGTCCCTTGTTGAACAGGTAATCTGCCCAGCTTTTTTCTTCACGTATCACATCCAGGTACAGGGCATATACTTCAGCTTCGCACTCGATCTTGGCAGCAGCAAAACGTGGATCTTCTTTGACAACCTGATTGATAATGTAAGCCGTCCATTCCTTGTGCAGAATCTCATCTTGCAGGATCAAGCTGATGATGTTGCCATTGCCCATGAAGATCTTGTTCTCCACCATGGCCAAACTGGTAGCAAAGCTAACCATGAAGCGGAACGCTTCCAGTGCATAGCTGGCATGTAAGGCCATGTAGATGGCTCTTACATGTTCTGTTTCTTCCACAGATTGGCCTAGTTCTTTGGCACAGTTGATTCTGTGCAGGTCGTCATAGTACCGGCCCACACTTGAAGCCATGTCAATGATCTGTTGGGTGTCGTGAATGGTGTTGAACACATCCTTGGGCACGTTGTAGATGTTGCGAATGATATGACTGTAGCTCTTTGAGTGAATGTTGGTTTCAAAGAATGTCCAGTTGTAGATCAGAGCTTCTAGTTCTGGCAGACTAACTACCGGCATGAAGATCTGACTGGGACCGCGACCTTGCAGGCTGTCTAATGCTGTCTGGCGCAACAGGTTACTGGTAAAGATATGTTTGACCGTTTCGCTGGCATCCTTGAAGTCGTTTGAATCTTTGGTCAAACTTACCTCTTCTGGTTGCCAAAAGAATCCACGTGCAGTAGCTTCGTAGTCTGCAATCTTTTTGTATTTGACTTCTTCAAAGCGTTGAATGGTCACAGGACCCGCTGGATCCAGAAACATCTTGCGATTGAGATAGTCTGTCTTTGTTGTTAAATTGTATTGTTGTTTTGACATTTTAATATTTTCTTGTTATTTGTTTTTATTCGTTCATTCGCCATTTGTTTTCTGGCAATCCATAGTCCCATTTTGGATCCATTTCAACATTCCATCTAGTGGTAGCAACATTAAAATCTGGGATCTTCATTTCTTTGGGATTACTTGCTGGTTCCAAAATAACCACACGATTATTAGGTTGTGCGGCAAATTGTCCATTGTCGCATTTGATAAAATTAAAACTTTTGTGATCCTCAACATCTTCACTGTGACCACAATCTAACACATTAAAATCTGGATGTGCTGAATCAACTGTAAAAAGATATTCTCCTTCTAACCAAGATCCATCTTTCATTTTGATTTTACATCTCATATTTGCTATCATTGCTTTTTTAATCACAGTGATATTGTAAGACATACTGTTCCATAATTGTAAGAAATCTAAAGGATATGGATCTCCCTCTATGGGTTTCCAACAAAATGCATGCAGTGGAAGTTTGTCATATAGCGCACCATACTGATTTAAATATGCTTCAATTCTAAATGCTTGACTTCTTTGAGACTTTATTGATATCCACCAACAAGGTTCCAGCTCTCCGTGACCTTTTTCAAAGTCGTAGAGAAACTCTCTGCGAATGAAACATTTTACTGGCGGTAAATTTGCTACTAAAAAACTCATTTAATATTTTCCCGAAGCAAGCACTATCTTGCAAATGTGTTCTAGTCTTTCTATGTGCTCGTAAGCACGCCACGGGCTGGTGTCGATGGCCACAACGCCGTGTCCTTTAATACCCACAATGTCGTAGGCAATGTTGCCTTCATTGTCTAATTGTAACTGCTTGTGACACTGGTCTGCAAGCTCTTGGCTGATAGGCGCCACATCACCCACATTGGGTGCTACCCGAGTGTAGCGATTGAGTTCTGGGAAAGCTGCACTCACTGTGCTTAAATCAATGCCAGCATGCATGGCCGCTATACAGTAGGTGGGATGTAGATGAACTACTACTCGCACTTCATCGCGGTGTTGGCCCATTTTTCGCTGTAGTCCAAGGTGTAGGGGTAGTTCACCTGACGGTTCGAGATTGGCACTGATATCAGTGTATGGTTGCTCTTCCCACAACATACTACCAACAATACGAATCTTCTTGAATTGATCGGGTTGCAGTGTTTGCTTGCGCACACCACTGGGTGTGATATAAAAGTGATCACGGTCGTGATGGCGAATACTCACATTGCCATCACGACTGGTGATCCAATTGCGTTTGTACGCATCCAACATCACATCACATATTGTTTCTAACATTATAATTTACAACTTTCGCAATCTTCTTGCTCGTCAAAATCAATCACTTCTAACGGAGCATCTTCTGTGACATTCTTGCTGCCTGTTTTGTTGATCAGACTGTAGTAGAAAGTTTTCAGACCCCAGTGGTGTGACTGCATTAGGTTGCGAGCAATCAGGGTGGTTGGTACCTTACGATCTGCAAAGTGTGCAGGATTGTAAAATGTGTTGGTGCTGATGCTCTGATCCACATAGGCAGCAATCACAGCCGCTGTCTTCAGGTAGCCATCACAGTCTTGTTGTTCCCACATCAGCTGATATTTGTTCTTGAGTTTGTGATATTCTGGCACCACTTGTGTCAAGCTGCCAGCTTTGCTTTCTTTGACTGAAATCAGACTCATGGGCATTTCAATACCGTTGGTTGAGTTGATCACAACACTACTAGATTCCACCGGAGCCACTGCCATTTGTGTGGCATTGCGTACTCCATGCGTTTTCATTTGTGTACGCAAGGTTTCCCAATCTAGTTCCGGAGCAAAGTCTGCAAGTTCGTTCACACCCTGGGCACGTAGTTCCCACGGAAACTCACCTTTGCCGTAACGTGTGTGATCACTGCCTTCGCATCGGCCACGTTCTTGAGCCAGCTCAACTGACGCTTCGGTTAGATAAAATGCCAAGTGTTCCATCCAGGTTTTGACTTCGGCTAGAGCATCCTTCTCACCGTAACGGAGGCTTCGCTTGGCGTGCCAGTAGGCAAGATTGGTAATACCGATTCCAAGCGGTCTGATTTCGTCATTGCTGAGTTTAGACTGGATGGAAAGAAAGTCCTGATAGTCAAGAATGTTGTTGAGGCTACGATGCAGTATACGGCAAGCCCTGCGCATATCTTCTGGGTTACGGAACGCACCCCAATTGATTGAACCCAGGGTGCAAAGTGCGATACGACCAGTATCGTCATCCAGACGTTTAAA